ATGTTGTCACGGTTCGATGAACCGGACTATGACATCATAAATGGGTTGATAGGGCCAGCTGTGGCCCCATCATATTACGGTTGGCTTAGCGTGTTCGGGAAGTTCGATCTTCCCAAGATGCTAATGGACCCATCTGGCTGCGACATACCAGATGGCCAAGACATTAGGTATGCAATCACAGCTGGCTTGGCAGAGCGCAGCACGAATGCGTCAGAGAAGGAGCTTGACGCTTGCGTCACCTTGTCTACAAGGATGAGCCCTGAGTTTGCTGCCATGTATTTCAAGAGCTTGTTTGCCAAAGATGCGAAGTCATTTGTCAAGAAAATGCTCAAGATCCCGGCATATGTCAAATGGAGTAAGGAGCATCAGGACATGCTCAGGTTGATGATCTAGCACGAAACCCCACACGGGGTCTAGGGGTATTGCCCCTACTGATGAGTGCCAGTTAGCACGGAATTTTACTCTCCAGAGAGTAACGGAGGTTCAAATGATTAGCATCAAAGGTCGTGGTATCGTTGTACTGTGGAACGCATTGGAGTGCGACCACTCCATTATTGCTGCAGGTTTCGAGAGTATCGGGCTTAAAGGGTTTATACCTAACCCACGCACTAAATTGGCTTCCTTGCTCCACGCATTGAAGCAAGTCTATTGCGGACAGACTTGGTTGATCAGGCCCCTTAAAGGGAAGAACGGTTACCAAGTTGTCAAGGAGACTAAAGGTCTCGAAGCCAATGACCTTGAGCATGAGCGCAGCTTCATTATGTTCGAGGATGAGAGTATGACGGTGTCACCATTCGACCAGACTTTAGTCGATAGGGTGTCACAAGAGTACAAGAAAGCAGCAGGGCGTGTCAGCCCTATCGAACTCACGGATTGCCTTAGACGCATGCTCACAAGCCCACACTCAGGCTTTAACGGCATTCCCTTGAAAGATGCTGGTGCGGTGTACTGGGTGTCAGAGGATATGAAGTCTATGCTTGACAGCGTAGGCAACGCCATCTCTGCAGCCACGGCTAACGAGTTCAGGTTCTCTATCTTCAGGCATGAGCTGAATGACGAAGAGCGTCAATCTGTTCTGTCAGCTGCAATTCAGGATCTAAACCGCAAGTGCGGTCTAGTATACGAAGATGTAAGCTCAGGAGAATTGAAGGGCTATGCCCTAGCCAATCGTGAGAAGGAATGCGAGAGTCTTATCAAGAAAGCAGAATTTTTCCAGACGGCGTTACAAACCGATCTGTCGCAGATCATCAAGGCGTTGGATGATGTCAAGGTTGCAGCGTCAACTGCAGCTATTCTTGCTGGTAGTTCTAACTAAGGAGGTGCGTTATGCACGACATGGAACGGAAGTATAAATCAGCACTCGTTGCGCTGATGCTTGGTCGGTTTGGCAATCGTGGAGCTGGCGCATTCTACAGTGCGATAGCCATGCGATTGCCCGGCAGGTGTTCACCAGAAGTTGAGACCTTCGCCACCAATGGGCGAGAGATCATCTACAATCCAGAGTTCATTGATACGCTCTCAGAGCGTGAGATAGTAGGTGTGATCTGCCACGAAGTGCTGCATGTGGCAGTGCTGCATCACTGTCGCAAGGGCAACAGGAACCACCAGCGATGGAACATTGCCTGTGACCTTGCGATAAACCAGATAGTCATCGAGGGTGGCATGTCCTTACCAGCTGGTGCTTGCATGGCTGGTGTCGGCCAGTATGCCAGCATGCCTAGCAACAAGACGGCAGAGGAATACTATACCCTCTTGCCTGACTGCGAGCAGCCAGAGCAGCCTGACAAGCCCGGTGATGATCCGGGTAAACCCGGCGACAAGCCCGGTGACAAGGGTAGCGGTGGCGATCAGCCATCTGACAAGCCGAGCGACAAGCCCGGCGATCAGCCCAAGCCACAGCCCGGCAAGAAGCAAGGTGGCAAGGGCGGGTTCGGTGAGGTACTCGAAGCACCTAACCCAAGCGAGGCAGAGAGCGATGCCCGTGCGATGGTGGCTACAGCCACTGAGATGAGCAAGGGCAGCATGTCAGCTGGCTTACGCCAAGCAGTTGACGCAGTCCGTGCAAGTGTTGACTGGAGGCGTGTGCTTCAGGACCTGCTAACCCGCAAGGTTAAGCAGGACTATGTGTACACTCGGCCCAGTAGGCGAGCTGCCAAGGGTGTGATACTACCTATCCTTGGTGGGAAGGCATGTCCTAAGGTGGCAGTGCTGGTTGACACATCAGGGTCAATCAATAACCAAACCCTTGGTGACTTCATGGCAGAGATCCGTGCGTTTCGTGACACTGCCAAGTGTGATGTTGTGCTAATCATGCACAATGTAGATGCATACGAGGTGGTCGAGGTAGCACCTGACGATGAGCTCGTTATGCCTAAGCCACAGGGTGGTGGCACTAGCCATGTAGATGCAATACAGAAAGCTCTGGTTGCAGAAGCTGAGGTGATCGTATCACTTACGGATTGCTTTAGCTGCTACCCCAATGATCCCGGTGTAGATGTAATCTGGGTGCGCCACTGCCAAGGCTATCATGTTGGCAAGCCACCTGAGTATGGTGTGGTAGTAGATATAGTGCAATGATATTACAGCGATGACTTGGCCCTTGCGTTGAGGGCCGAGTCAAGCTGGTGTTTACTCTGCCCAGAGTAAAAGGAGTTACAATGAAGACTGTTAATATACTAGGCGTTCAATGGAAACTGTTTGGCATGGCTGATCACCGTAGGATTGCTATGAAGCATGACAAAGAAAAGATCAATGGCTGCGACAAGCAGTTCATATACTATGGCAACAACCAATACATTACTGCAAGGACAAACCTGTGGAGATATGCTATGCACCACATAGCACAGGTGGTAACTGACGGTACAGGTGCAATCGTTCATATGGTTGGGCCAAGGCTTAAGTTAATGGATGAACTCAGCGCATTGTACAAGCGTAACATCTGCAGAGATACTGCATCATACAGAAAGATAGTTCATCACATTAAGTTTGCCCTCGCTACATTCAGGGAAGAGGCAGGGTATCACAAGAAAGATATGAAGATCATGCTATCAAGCATGCGCCGTGACGCTCCACATCTATCAGCAGATCCAGTCGAGAAGACATTCCACACACTACGATCATATGTGATCAACTATGTCTTAGGTTACTACCCGGCATGGCCCTTTGTGTGCGATGTCCAATCAGCTAGTGACAGCTGGTCTTGCAGTAGGTGGCATGGTGCTTGCTTAGATGGGTACTATCGTGTGGTTGGCGAGAAGCCTAGTGTGTTCGATGACAACACTAAGGCTATGCAAGAAGTGTTTGTAAGACTTAAGAGAACCACATCGAAGGTGACAAGCGGTGACTACGGAATGCAAATGTTTTCCAAGAACGCCAGAGATATTCTAGATAAGCATGTTCCTGAAGAGTTAGTAGCCAAGGCGTACCGCATGATGGATAGCTACATGGCACACATCATGGGGAGGGTTATGATGGGCTGCATCAGAGAGTCAAGGCGCAAGGACATAAGCGATGAGACCATGATCAACTGCGAGCTAGGGTTTAGCAAAGGTGAACCCAACTTTGTAGACAGATTCAAATCTAAGTGGACAACACACTATAACTCAGAAGGCGATTACCCACACATCGATAACCACGAAGGAGCAATAGAGATAGCCCACCGCAACAACGAGTGGAACAAATGGTATCGCAAGGACAGATGGGTACTAGCATCACCTGCTAACTTACCGCAAGTGACACGCACCATGAGTGCGTCACGCACTGAGTACAACACGATATCACCTTTAGACACGAGAACTAATTCTCAAGTCAACGGCATGAGTGCTGGCTATTACTGGTTCAAAGGCATTGATGCTGGTGTCAAGTACGAAAAGCTGATGGCACAGATCTACTCTAAGAAGGAAGCCACTCTTACGATGGAGGGGACTGGTACAGCAGCGTACTTTGACGCAAGAAACTCCCACAGATGGATGACAACTGGACTAGACGGCGGTCTGCTGTGTAATGATCTAGAGCGCATTGATAGTATCAGGCAATACATGGGTATACCAGCGTATGAGGACAGATCAAGTTACTCAGAGTTCAAGGACCTTTATATTCGCAACGACAAGATATCACCTAAGTTCTTTGAGCGTGTGTTCAGCACTGGTCTTTCGTGGAGTGGTGGCATTACTACTCATGTGTACTCTAAGCCCAGAGAGATAGGCCACGACATGATCGTGTATGAAGGGGTAAGATCTGATCACGGTGGCGAGATGAAACGGTTAGGTTCTACTAGCTTCCAGAAATATGTTGACGAGCACCAGTGTATTAATCCACGGCAATACCAACGACTGTTCGTCAAGCATAGACCAACAGGCATCACGACTGCCATCAACTGCGACACGCTTAAGCTGGTACAGAAATACAAAGTCAAGCATGGCAATGACGATTGGCGTGAGTCTTTTACCAACCTGCCTAACTACGATGATGTATGCAAGCATGAGGTAAGCGATAAGTTTATCAGTGCTTTCCTACAATACATATCTGCATTAGAATCTATTGACAGCATGCGTATCTTTAGCGACAAGGGTCGCAAGCTTCACGATCTTATGCAAGAAGACAGCGAGATAGGTAACTGCTCACTATATCGCAGGAGATTTGCACATCTAAGCAAGGAGGACTACGACCCATCAATAGCAACAGCAGCTAGGGCAGCAGTTAAGAAGTTCTATGTTGATTCAGATGGTGCAATAGCCACAGCCCACGACTGCCGTATACTAGCTGGTCACATCATAGCACCCACTGCTATGAACTACACAATCAACAACTGCAATTCGTTCTCTTTGCCATGCGAAAATAATATGTACCTATCACGCAATGGACTTACGATGAATGTCAAGCTTGACAGTTCTATCAATTGCCGTACTGATAGGATGATAGTTGCTGACAACTACGGGTCAGCTGTTACTGAGCATCCAATCCCACATCTTAGAAGTGGTTTCCCAGACTTAGATATCAGAGAAGACTTGCGTCTAGTGGGCATAGCACTAGCATCTGATATCAATTTCCCCACGATCATAAGGAGCAAAAGTATTTTCAATAAATAATATTATTGGTGTAGACAGATGGAAAGTATTCGATTACAACTTCGACTTCTAAACGAAAGGATTCAACATGTCTAGTAGAACAGAACACGGTTACAAAATTGTAACTAAGAAGGGTAGTAAAGATAGGCTGATGGCAGAGCTTGTGCTCTGCGAATTAGCTGGCACAATGGATGGGCAAAGCGTAGTGGTATGCGTAGGTCAGGTAGACAAGCAGCAGACAGCTGGCAAACCACTGGTAACATTTCCCCACGCTGAAACGACAGAAGAGAAGCAAGCACAGTGGGTGCTAGCTAGTGCCATAACAGAATGGCTTAACCTCTTACTGTCGGACACACTTAGAACCATGGCTAAAGGTAAGCAGATCCCTGAAGGGTTCGGCGAGAAATATATTATTGTAAGAAAGATGAGGGATGACGAATGCGATTTGAAATAAGTCCACCAACACTGACGCTTAACTCATGGAAGAAGTTATGCATTGGGCCATTTAAAGAGATGGCATTTAAACCTATAGGTAAATCAAGAAGTACCTTTACTCAGGTTATTAAAGTAGACAATCCAAAGAAGACAGAGATAGATTTTACTAGCCACTACACAGATGACGGTGAGCATAACATCCACTATCTTATATCGCTTGACAAGTCATGCTTTGATGACAAGAAGACTGGCGAGAACAAAGCTTTAGAAGCGTTGCATACAGCTTGGAAAACCAAGAATAAAGTACACAACGGGAACATCAGGTTAGATGGAGCGACAGGTGTCATTGGTTCAATCGCATTGAAGATGTCTAAACTCTTCGATCCAATGATTGATTACACACTGATAGATACTTTGACATCAATGCGAAAGCACTACACAGCTGGCGTGTATGGTGAGTCAATCATCATTGGTTATAGTGAGGCAAATATAGAGTTCATACTAGAACAAAATATGATAAACTTATTCTCTTGAAAGGAGATGCTATGGCGACAGTATACGGGTATGTTCGAGGCAGTACAAGCAAGCAAGAGTTGACGCTTGTTGCACAAACAGAATGCCTCCAAAGATTTTACGACTACAAATTTAAAGCCACCCATGATTTTGTAATCATCGAAGATGCAGCCACCTCTGCCACCAAAGGCTTTGAGAAGCGAGCAGGTGGTGCAAAGATATTAAGGCAAGCCAAGATGGGTGATGCAGTCATCGTCACTAAGCTTGACCGTGCATTCAGAAGTATGCGTGACATGGCGCAGACTATGGAGGTACTGAAAGAGAAGGGCGTTGCTGTCCACCTACTAGATATCAATGTCTCCACTGATTCAGATGTGGGTAAGCTGATGGCTGGAATCCTAGCGTCAGTTGCAGACTTCGAGCGCAGTAGAATTGTAACCCGCACAAGAGAAGTGCAAGGTGCAAGGCGTAAGTATGTAGAAGAGTTCTTTGTTGGTGCTACGCCATTTAATACCAGCATGCCAATCGGGTATCGCAACACACCCTACTGTTGGAGATGGAGTAGCGAACACAAGAGAGGGTTCGAGATGCCAGAGGAGAAAGCTATTGGCGAGATGCTAGTTAAGATGTACCTGAGGGTGCTAGCGCAGGTCAAGGCTTCAGGCTATGAACGACAGATGATAGCCAAGCCTAACAAAAGAAAAGAAAAGGTTAGCATTCATAAGCGGTTGCGCCAAGCACTGATGTCAAGGATGGTAGCCAAGTCTAAGAAGCTTAAGCGCATAGAGGAGATGGTTGGTACGCATGACCCAGTGGTTGTATCCACATGCAGGGTGAACGCTATCAACGAGATCTCTTCAAGGATTAGCCAGAAGATTGGCTACTCCAGAGACATCAGGGTTGGGCCAAGCAATGATGATGTAGCTCAGGGTATTGTTGACAACCACCAGTACACTAAGCGCACTCATGTAACCTATCGCCTGATACTTGATGAGCTTGAGCGTAACAACATTAAGATACCGGAAACTGTAGCTAACCAACGGTGCTGGACCTATGGCAGAAGGTTACTCAAGCAAGGCAAGTTAGGTTGGACGCTTAAGCTTATTGCTTTGTATGTAAGGAACGAACTTAAATCTATTGGAGGTAGCAATGCGAAGATCACCTAAGAAGGATCGAGTACCTGAAGAGAAAGAGGTACTGTTCTGTAAAGTTATGGGTGTATACAGTAGGACAGGATACACCAAAGCTCAGGTCAAACAGGCTAAGGATCTAGCAAGGATAATGCTGTACCCCAAACAGTCAAACGCATTCATTGTAGCACTTGATTATGGAGGGCACACGCTATGCACAGCAGCTGCCTTAGCTGTGTTAGTTTATCCGGGCAAGGATAATACGGAAGAGGTTAGGATTGTAAGGTCAGCTGACATTAACGAGGAATACTTTGATGATTAAAAAAGATATGTTCACAGAAGTGATTGACACTATAAGGGAGAGGGGCAAACACTACGGTACTCCCGATGATAACTACAAAAGGACAGCAGAACTATGGAGCTTAATCTTAAAGAAGAATGTAACACCAAAAGATGTGCTTCTTTGCATGGTTGCAACAAAGCTATGCCGGGAGATCTCAAGTCACAAGAGGGACAATGTAATAGACATGGCAGGATACCTGAAACTTTACCTAGACATGGAGGACTCATGCAAAAGACCTACGAAACAAAAAAAAATAAAGATAATGAGAAAGAAATAGCTGCAGCTATCGAACAATATATGGGCTGCGAAATGATAAGCGCACCCATGAAGTGGGAGATAGACTACATAGCCAAGCGTGGTAACAAGATCGTAGCTTGGGTTGAGATCAAGCAAAGGAACTACACCATGGGAGAAATCAATCTGTTTGGTGGATACATGCTGTCACTTAAGAAGTGGATGATGGCTAAGAACTTATATGACTTAACAGGAATAAAGTTTGCTCTTGCTATCAGTGCTTTAGATGGGGTGTATGTAGCAAGCTTCGATTGTTTCTACAACCAGAACATAATACTAGGAGGGAGGACAGACAGGAACGACTCAGAAGATATTGAACCGTGCGTTTTAATTCCAACCAATAAGTTTTATAAAGTCGGCGAAAGGATTAGTCATGGACATGGACAGAACAGAATGGCTGAAGGCTAGGAAGAAGGGGGTAGGTGCTAGTGACATCAGTTCATTAGCTGGCGTTAACCCTTGGAAGTCTGCCTTCGATGTGTACCTAGACAAGACATCAGAAGAGATCAATGAGTTCAGTAATCAGTTCACCCACTGGGGAAACATACTTGAACCTATAGTAGCAGATGAGTTTGGTAGAGTAATGAAGGCGCAGATCAAAGCACCACCACTACCTATCATGTCACTGGCTGATCACCCTCACATCATGGCATCTCTTGATAGGATTGCTATCATGCCTGACGGTGAGGAGGTAGTAGTAGAAGTTAAGACTACTGGATCTCGCAACGCTATCAAGTGGGGCGAAGAGATGACTGACCAGATACCTATTCAGTATCTAGTGCAGGTCCACTATCAGATGGGTATAAGCGGACACAAGACCGCCTATGTACCAGTGCTGATTGACACATCAGACTTTAGAATCTATAGAGTAGATAGAGATGAAGATGTGATCAAGCATCTGCAAGACATAGCCCACGAGTTCTGGGCTAGGGTAACCAATAGAAACCCACCGTCACCTGACACTAGCACTAAATCAGGGCGAGAGTTTGTAAAGAAATTTAAATCGATCACAGGCAAGAGCGTTGACTTGCCAATGGAAAGCATTACCCTACTGCATACTTACCTTGACGAAAAGAAAAAGGAAGATGAAGCAGCAAGATTAAAAGACAAGGCGCAAGCTGATCTGATCTTGATGATGGGAGATGCAGAAGTAGGAAGGTTCCCAAGCGGAGGCGTAATAGAAAGGAAAGTTATAGAGCGCAAGGAGTCTGTTGTTAAAGCAAGTAGCTATTACAAAACCAGTTTTAAACTTAGCGAGAAAGAAGAATACTAATGAGTACGGAATTGACAACCGCCACTAACAAGGCGACACAGCTTAGGACTTTTCTGTCCGAGCCCAGAGTTAAAGAACAGATTGGCATGGCATGTTCAGCGAACATTAAACCAGAGAAGCTAATCAGAACAGCGATGACCTTAGTGCAGACTACACCAGCACTGCTGGAATGTACGCAAGCTAGCATCTTAGCTGGCATCGTAAAGGCAGCAGAGCTTGGCATAGAATTGACCGGAGCATTGGGTCAGGCATACCTGATACCATACCGTAGCAAGGCTGGCACTACTGCTAACTTTCAGATTGGCTATCGTGGATTGATCGAGCTGGCGTATAGGTCTGATCGTGTGCTACGGTTTGATGCACGGGTAGTCTACAGTAAGGACCACTTCAGCATCAGCTACTCTGACAACCCATGCTTTAATCATCAGCCATCATTAGGTGGAGATCCCGGCGATATCATTGGCTTCTATTCATCAGTGTTCTTTAAGAACAACGCCACTGATATAGAGTACATGAGTCTCAATCAGATCCTTGAGCATCGTGATAAATACTCTAAGGCTGGTGGAGATTCCCCGTGGAATACGGCGTTTACCGAGATGGCTAAGAAGACTGTCATTAGAAAGCTGGCTAAGAGATTGCCACTTTGTACTGACCTGCATTCAGCTATCGATGAAGACGAAAGACCGTTCCATAATGTAGGCTTCTCAATGGCTCCGAATGTTGATTTTCCTGTTGAAAATAAAGCCAGTAAACAGGATGATACAGCAAGGAGATCTAAGACAAGTCTCCTAAAGGATCAACTTAATAAGGCTGTTGGATCTCAGGACTTATTAGAGGACACTCCAGAATCTGGAGAACCTAGATAGGCTAAACAAAAACAGGGGTTACATAACAGTGACCCCTGATTTTTTAAGGAGTGACAATGCCAGACGAACTTCTGTACTACAACAAAGACAACAAGAAGATAGACAAGGAAGAGTGGAGCAATCTTATAAGGGATGCAAGCTACACCAACGAAGACAACTACACTAAGCATGACCTAGAGCTTAAGCTTAGTTGGGTTGGGGTAAGCTGGATAAAAGAAACACAACCTAAGACTTGGTGTCTTACCTTAGAAACACTGGATGAACTTGGCTACATACAAGCAGTGAGGAACTTTGTGCATGGGTACGAAAAGGCCACTGAAGAGTTTGATCGTGTTAAGGGGATGATGGAAGACGGCAGCATATTCAAACTTAACAAGAATAAAACCTTAAAAAGAAAACCTAATGAGAAGAAATAAATACGGCAACAAAATCGTGATTGTGGATGGGATAAAATTTCACTCACAGAAGGAGGGTAAAAGGTATGCAGAACTTTTACTTCTACTAAGAGAGGGGGTGATCTCAGATCTAGCAACACAAGTTTCATATCAGGTTGAGGTTAATGGTAAGAAGATATGTAAGTATGTTGCTGACTTCGTGTACCGTGACCTAGAAAATCACGGTACAGTTGTCGAAGATGTTAAAGGATATAGGACAGACATCTATAAGCTTAAGAAGAAATTGGTTGAAGCTATCTACAACTTTACTATCACTGAAATATAGGCTGCTGTCTAGGGTGTGCCTTCTTGTACAGCAACGCATTCAATTCCATGTTCCTCTGTAGCCTAAGTAATTCAATTTGTTCTGGCGTAAGTTCTTGAATCTTATCTGGTCTAGCATACACCTTTTCAAATGTGCCTATACCACTAGTGCCAGTCAGCCTTTCTTTAATTAACTCTTTAGCTCTTAGGTTAGCCCACTTCTCTGTGTCCACATCTGTAAACCTACCACCCAAGGTAAGATTAAGGGCTTTAGTAAGAGGATCTTTTCGCTCATCAGCTAAAGTTTTTCCCATGCCAATTAGCCTAGAGAAAGGACTATTCATTAACGCTTGGTCAAGAAGCCTGTTGCCTGTTGGACTATACAAGTCATCAAGATTTCTATGACCAAAGAACTGCCTCTCTGTTCCCATCTCCAATGGCATTTTAAATACTGGGTTTAAAGACCCAAGCAAAGATTCAAAACCTCGGAATGGTTTGCGCCCAAACGGATCACTAAGATATGCAGAGACAGCATCAACTGGAAGATCAAGCCCAGTAAAGAATGTGCGTGTACCCTCAGGTTTAACGCCACCTAAAGCTTGGCTTAGTTCTGTTGTGTCATAAAGCATACCGCTACCTAAATGCGTAGGCAGTAGTGCTGTGTTCTCATCACCAGACCTCATCCTTCCAGCTGTCTTAGCGTACTGTGCAGTAAGACCACCGGGATGCTCTAAGATATCTTTTGCTACAAACGGAGCCATCTTCTTGGTGAATGTATAGAAAGGTATAGCTCTCTTCATTACATTCTTTTCAAAGCTAGTCAAAGCGGAGTAGTCAACATGGCTTTCTGCTACCAAGTTAGCTGCCTGTTGTGGGCTATATCCCTGTTTTAAAAATCCAAGGAAAGCTCCACCTCTATTAGCACCTTCAATCTTTTGATTAACATCTCTACCCCAAGTAAATGGCGCAAAGTTATCTATGTTCTTTTGTATTTGCCCGTCAACAATTTTTGCTGGTATAAGATTCTGAAAGTTTGTTTCTAACTTTCCTTTTTCAGCTAACCTAATTCTTGTTCCATCAGGAAGAATCGTGTCGGCAAGCTGTTTGTCTGGCCCACGCTTAACTAAATCCCAGAAACCACCAGTCAAACTTGCAGCAGATCTTGTTGGTACTTCACCCGGAACTTGTTGTGCCACCTTAGCTGCAAGACCAGCTGGATCTACAACCATCTCTCCAATTTTGCTAGGAGAAATAACCCCATACTCATATAGCATCTCGTTAAATCTTCTGGTTGCTTGCTCATCTGTAAGAGGAGCCAAGCCTTTATTTATTCTTTGCTCATTAATCTGTTTAAACAAAGGAAGGTCGCTAGATATATTGTTAATTACCTTACCAGATGCAGCCTTGTCTGCTTGATACGCATTAGATATTACTTCCCATGGCCTTGTACCTGAACTGCCAGATGCCACATTGGTAGTCTGACCTGAGATAAGGTTACGACCATGGAAACCGGGAGCTATAACAGTCAAGCCACCCTTTAATATTTCTGAGTAATCATCAAACATTTTAAGGACAGGATGAAGCGGAGCTGCAGGAGTAAAGCTAAGTACATCTTGAGTTATGTTTTTAATTGATGCTTCTGGAACTCTAAGCTGTTTAAATACTTGCCTGAACGCCAGCTCATTTTCTTTTCTTGCTATTTGCTCACCATAGTTATTAATGTTTGCCATTAAATCTGCTGGCTCAATTTTTAAATCAGCAGCGAGCTCATCAATAACATATTGCCTTCTGTTAGTTTGCAAATCAACAGTTGCTTCTTCTATTTTTTGCAAAGTAGGCTGATCTAATGGGTTTGTTTTAACATCAGCAAACCTATTAGTATCTAAGTAACTGTCAGCATAGTTTTTAATTGCTCTGTCTGGATCTAATCTTGTATTCCTAAGAGCTGTTTCAAATGTCACGGTATTGTGGGGGTCAACCGTATTCATCCCAGTTTTAAGAACATTATTAAAGACAGCCTTAGCTTTAGTTGCCCCAGTGAATGACGAAGATATTCTTTTATCTAGCGAGTCAAGAATGTGCTCATAGAAAGGAGCACCAACAGGAGCGTCACCAACTTTGCCAGTAAACAAATTGTTATTTGGAATAACTGTACCAGCTGGAAGATGTGCAGGACTTTGCTTTGCCATAGTCTCAGCAATATCCCTTGCGTTTCTAGCTGCAAGGATCTGACTCTTAGTTACATCGTCAACGATTGGCAGGTTAGCAATAAACGATGGGTCTTTGCCTTGAAGTTTAAGTTCGTTTCGGATTCTAAAAGCATTGTCAATTAATGGGTTCTCAATTATTTTACCTGATGGTGTTTGCACCATGCCGTTTAAGCTGTAACCTTTTGAGTAACTCTTTGCCGTGTTGTAAGTAGTTTGATCTAACAGTGCTGCCTTAAGGTGATCGTCACTTATTCCAAACTTGCGAAGCCATTCATCTGGGTGTATGCCAAGCTTTGCTGCTTCTTGCCTAGCTATCTCTGGTACTACATTATTGATGTCATTCAACACTTTGTATGCGTCATCAGTAAGTATAGGCAATCCTTTATCTTTAAACTTACCTAAGCCTTCCAGTCTATCAAGAGCATTGGAACCAAACAAATTAGTTAACTTATCACCAGCATCTTTTGAATTGTTATACACTTGAGCATCTGGAAATTTTAAATAATCAACAGCAATTTTTTCTGCAGCTTTCCCAATCTTTTGATCAAGTATTCTTGATTCAGTTGTAGACTTAAGCGCTGCTATCTCTACATCTTTTGCCATCCTCTCTACGTCTAATGCTCCTTGAGGTAAAGACCCAAGAGTTCTTGCAGTAGTAAGATTAGCAGCAACAGAAGCATCAGCGTTGGCAAGATTAGTTGTCCTTGCAATTCTGCCATCAACAACTTCATTTCCATACCTAGGGAAATAGGTTGTGTTAACTGTAGTGCCATCTCCCAAGTGAACTAAACCATCTAGCTTAAATGTATCATCTCCACCAGCAAGAACCCTTTGCATGTCAGCCATACTCATGGCATTAAGCGAAGGCACATTGCTGCTTGGCCTAGTAATCATACCACCCATTTTTGAATAAGGGTTAGCACGATTAAAAATAGACTCAGCTTTAAACAGAAGTTCTTGGTTTGTCAGTGTTGCAAAATCAGGGTTAGATGCTTTGATAAAGCTAAGAGCATCGTTCATAGATGAAGCTGCAGCAGTATTCAACGAAAGCTTTGCAGGGTTTAGATTAAAATCTTTTATCATTTCGCCATTATCAACAGCCCATCTAGCTAGCTCTGGGTACTTGTTATCTTCGCCTAAGGCATTCCTTAAAAGATTCTTTTCAGCTCTTGCTCTTGAAGCATTTATCGCTGCATCTTCGCTTGCTTCTTTAAAAATAGCCTGACCTTCAGGTGACATTGCGTTGTTGTATCTACTGTCAAATGCAGCGTTGGCTGCTCTTCCAATAATACTTGCTCCTTCTCCAGCACCTTTAACCATATTGCCAACATAAGGCAGACCTTTAGCGTATTGATATGCACCACTAATTGCGTTGCCTAAACCTTCTGCTGCGTTAGCAACAGCCACACCTGCGTCACCAGTCAACGCAATTCTATCTTTCATAAACGGTATTTTAAAACCAAGAGGTCCACCTAAAGGTTGATTTAAAAACTGAGAAGCAATCTCTGATTCAGGAACACCTGTCTGCCTTAAGCTTGACAATATTTTTCCGTTGTCAAGCCACTGAAGTTCATCCATGTTTTTCAAACCTTGAGCTGCTTGAACAACATTTTTTGCAGGGTTATAACCATGTTTAGATAAAGCTGCACCAGCTTTGGTTAGTGCTGATCCACCAAGAGTAAGGTAAGTTGTTGGGTCTAGTATAACTTCTGTAGCTATCCCGCCCAATGTAGACATTACGCCTTCATCACCAAGCAGTTTTGATACACCATACTTTTTATTTAAGTCTTGACCTGAAACAATATTTTCTGGCTTACTCCATCCAAGCATATCAGAAAATGGGATAATAGATAAAGCTTCTTCAGGCTTGTCACCAAGCACACCTCTTACAGCTCTTGCTCCAGAATACTTATCTAAAGCATTTCCAAGCATAGATAAACCAGACATGCTAGCAGAACCAAGACTCTTTAAAGCAGAAGACTCTTCCTCTTGTGGAAGAAGAGTCTTGTAGTCAGGAGTCAAACCTTCCATGCGGTCACGCCGTTTTTTTTCTTCATCGTCATCAAAGAACGAGCCAGTAAATATACCCATGTTATTTAAGCCCTTTTATTTAAGATGGTGGCATAGGAGGCATCTCTTGTGGTGGCATCGGTGGCATGCCGGGGGGTGGCATTGGAGGTCCACCCATTGGTGGTTGAGGTGGGATTGGTGGAACCATCATGCTTGGGTCCATGCCCATTGGTGGCATACCTTGTGGCATCATCTGCTGTTGCATCATTTGCTGCTGCATTATTGGCCCAAGAAGCTCTTGGAGAAGCTGCATATTTCCAGCTTGACTTTCAGCTGCAGGTGATGTTCCCATCATGCCACTGCTATCTCCAGAAGAAGAATACATAGCTGACAGTAGCTGATCTATTGCTTCTTGTGGAAGGTTTAGTTGCTGAAGCATATCCATTGCTTCGCCAGTGTCATAACCACCAGTTGGCTGAGGTGGAGGCATCATGCTTGGGTCCATACCCATCATGCTTGGGTCCATAGGTGGCGCATCACCCATGTCCTGACCCATTGATTCAGGTGGCATACCTTGCATAGCATCCATGCCCATTTCCTGTTCTGGTCCTTGCGATTTATTAATCATATCCATGATGGCATTTGGATTCATTTGAGGCATTGACGAAGACTGTAACATAGAAACTCCTTGGTTAAGAAATAAAAAACCTATTGATTATACTTAAAGTTTTGCTGTAAAGCTGGCCCGCCCTTAAACAGTGGGTTTGGTCCACCCTTAAACGCCGGATTATTTGATGGTGGGGTATATGGCCGAACACCTTTTAATTTCTCAGGAGCCATATTGTTTATTTGCTGCTGATAATACCTGCCGTTAACTGGATCAGCAAGATATTTAACCATGTACCCTAAAGCTTCTAGGTTTTTATCTTTAAAAACATAGTCTCTTGAAGCTTGAAGTTTATCTAGTTCAAGTTTGTACGCTGGTATTCTTAAGGCAAGTTCCATTCCAACTGCACCCCTAACTGCATTACCAGTTGGATCTCTAGAAACTTCAGAATATAATTGATCAAGGTATCTTGTGAATGGAACAAGAGTTCTTTTGCTTGGGTTTTGAGAATCAGCAGGTACTTTAGAAGGCTCAGTTAAAGTTTGCATTATATCGTTATGAGCTTCAAGAACTTTTGCTGCCATAACTGCCTGACCAAACTCAGTTGATGTTGCATAGCCTTGAATATTCGCTTGGTATTTTGCAACAGCAGCACGATCATTAGGATCTGGCGGTGGTCCAAAAACTTGGGTATCAAGTTTGCTTTCTGTTTTATAAATATCTCTTTGAGTTTCATACTCTATATCTGAGTTAGCTCCAGACAATAATTTTGACACAATACTATTATCAATTTTTCCATCTAAAATCCTACTTATCTTAGGGTTAGACATTTCATTTACTTTCCTAGATTCGCCAACCCTTTCATCTCCTTGATTAAATAAGCCCTGCTTAATATTTATGTCGCTCAAACCTTCCCTTAAGTTTGCTTTAGTTGTATCAAACCTTTTAGAAAACTGTTGAATAGCAGGAGCAACTGCAGGATCTGATGCTTGAATAGCCAGCTTAGGGTACGAATTTCCAGCTTGAGTTAAGTCTTTAATCCATGTAGATCTTTTTGTTTCTGAGTCAGCAGACGACGGAAGCTCAATGTACCTTTGCTTGTATTTTGCCAGATCAGGGTCAAACTTTTCGTCAACCTGCTTTCTTATCTCATCTGATCTCTTTAATATAGTTTCAGCAATGCTTCTTTCCATATTACTTTTAAGGCTAGCTAAAGCCATTCGATTATCTGTAGACGATGTTCTTTGGGATTGGCCAGAAGAGGCACCTGATGTAGTTCCTGATGCACTCTTTGATCCTTCCTCAAGATTTTGACCTGTTCTTGTTTGGTTATTTGTTGCTAGATCTTTCTTTACATCATTTGGGCCAGCCCAAGAATCCCTTTCTGTAATTCCTTTTTCGTTTGAAGACGAGCTGCTTTTCCCAAAATTGCTAGCAAAATCAGAACGAGTTTGGTTGTCTCTTTTTGTATTAGATTCAGTAACAACATCAAAAATTCTTTCCAACGAAGCATTGTCTAGCCCGTTACGCAACGCCTGTGTTCTAAGCTGGCTTTTTAATAAGTCGCCTTTTGGTAAAAGCTTATCTAGTTCAGCCATTTTAAAACCAAAAACTTTACTGTAAGCTTTTTCTGCTGAATTTTTATCCACGATATCTGCAGCAAAAGGTATTGATTCAGGTACAAGCTCGCCTCTTGAGTTTCTACCTAGAAAAGTATTAGTAGCTTTCCTTTCTGAAGCGTCATCTGGGTTATCTTTTATAAGAGTTGTTATTGGTTTTGAAACTAAAGGTTTATCAGTTAAAGCAGTGCTAGTTTCAGGCAGATCGTTTGGAGATAAAGTTCCGTAGCTTTGTTCTAGAGCGTCACTTATTCCAGCAGCTGAACCACCAATAGCTGGTCCAGCTTTAGGTAAAACATCTTTGTTGTATATAGCTTGATTTATTTTTGACTCTAGATTTTTTTTATATTCAATTTCGCTTGCTATTTTTTGTTTTTGCTTCTGAGCATCTTCATATGCTTGTATTCTGTCAGCAGTAGCTCCTGCCTCATAACCAGTTTGAGTTTTGTAGAGCTCAACATCTCTTTTGTAATTTTCCTTATCAGTAATATCTTTTCTTAGTTGTGCATTAGGATCTGTTGCAGCTGGAATTGCTGGCGAAGTAGTAGGAGTTGGAGGTACTGATGCTTGCGCTAGATTGCTACTAGGAAAAGCTGCAGACTCAGGTAAAGCACGAATATCTCGGCTAACATTTGGCTCTATTTGTGGCTGGTAGTCTCCATATGCAGTCATAGAATTAGCTTTAGAAGCAGAATCGCTAGCAGTTAGAGAACCAGCAGCAGGGCTTTCTATTCTAGAATCTACAGAGGATGGATTAGATATTCCAAGGGAATCGTTTAAATTAAAACTTCTATTACGAAGAAGAGTAGGTATTGAAATATATGGTGAAGAGCTATCAGGAATTGTAAAAGATATAGCAGGATCACGCATAAGTTCTGAAGGAGGTCCTTGCATGGACGCAGGTCTATAGTCGTATGCTCCTATGTCTGTAGAAGCTAAAGGGTCAATTGATACATCAGGTTCATTTACAGTATCGTAAGCATCTTCTAATATGTCATACGAATAAGGATCTGTTAATGATTCAGACTGAAATTCTGTTAGCTCGTTTGCATAAGGATCTTCTGGTATAGCAGTAAGGTCATCAACAGGAGTTGGTGCAGGTGGCTCAAAAGAATTATCAACAATTACAATAGGATTTTCTTGCAGTACATTTTGGGCATAATTGTATTCGCCACTTTCATTACTTACAAACTCTTCTTGAGGAATAGACTGTTCTTGAGGAACAAACTCTTCTTCATAATTATATTCGCCATCATCGTAAGGCATGCCGTATTCATCATATCGTATAGTCATGTCAGCTCCTTATAAACCTTTACCAAGAAGACCAAGCAAAGAACTATTACCTTGCTGAGTGCTTGATTTTAAATCAGCTAAAGTTCCCTGCCTTTGTGCCAGCAAATTGTTTGAGTCTAGACCGTATTGCTGGTTATTTGTTTTAGTATCTGTGTAATTTTTTTGCGCCGTCCCTTCTGCCATTGTTCGAGATAAGCCAGCTTGCGAATCTAGCAAGCCAGAAAGCACCGGACTATCTGAACCATAACCTTGACTCTGGTATTTGTTGGCAAGCTTATCAGCTGATCGCTGTAGTAAACCTGAGTAAGTATTGTTAGCAACATTGCCCATGTTAGCTACTTGAGCACCACTATGCATTTGTTCTGCAAGACCAAGCGAGGTTCTGCTAACAGGCTTATCTCCACCTAACGCATTATACATACCATAATTTTTGCGTGATTCATTTATTGCTCCTAAAACTTTAGGGTTTAATTCATCGTACCTGTCCTGCTTAAACTGAGGGTTAAGCATACTGTCTCTAGCATTTATATTAGCAACAGCTGCTGATGAAGCTGACCTTATCGCTGATATTTGCGCTTGAGCTGCTGCTTGAAGTTCAGCTTGTTTAGCTGAAGATTCTGCTTTTATTTTTGCAATATTTTGAGCTTCTTGATAAGCTTTGTTCTGCTGTCCATAAGAAAAATCTCTAGCTTGCTGCTGATTATTAAGTGACCAATTTTCTTTATTAATTTGATAAGCTCTTGCAGCAGCAGCAGCTTTTTGTCGCTGCCAAGCATCCCTTGCAGCTTGATGTTGTGCGTTAAGGCTATCTCTTCTGTCACTAGCAAGACTCATAAAGCACTCCTTACATTAAGCCAGCTATTAAGCCAGTGTAATTATTAATAACATTTTGCCTTTGTTTTTCTGCACCTGCAGCACCTGCAACTTGTTCTTCAACAGCTTTCTGGCCAGCTAGATTGTATCCAGCGTTAGCTTGCTGCTGCGCTATCTTAGATCCACTAGACGCTAAAGCGTTTGCGTTAGCTTGCTGCATATCTGTAGTGCTATTTAGCGTATCAAGCAGCGGGCTTCTATAAGATATCCCTCTAGCTGTTAACCCTGTTGCATTATCTTTTCTTTCTGTTGCAGCTTTTACGCTACTCTGCGCTACAGCCCTGTTGGCTTGTATCTGCCTATCCGTATCTGACACTGCATCACCACCAAGGCCAAGCGAATCCCTAGTAATAGGGTTGTTTGCATAGTAGTCAGCTTGGCTTCGCATTGCTGGATCTTTGTTAGGATCATTAGCTGTAATATTGCCAAAGATATCCCTATATCTTCCCTTATCTAAATTAATTTTGTCAACATTAGCCTTTGACGCTATATTAGCTGCTTGAATTGCAGCTCGAGCAGCAGCTTTAGCAGAAGCTATCTGAGCAGCAGCAGCAACTTGAGCTTCGTATACAGCCATATCTGCCTGATACTTAGCCATCTCTTCATTGTAACCCATACTTTCTCCTTATAACCAAACAGGAAACAAAGCATACGCACTAAAAAACACAATCGCTTCTGCACCAACCGGAACCTTAAAGCTGTCGTTAGCATTTAAAACTTTAATATTTTTAAGCAACACTGATGATGTTGGGCTATAGATTACTTGAATATCAACCCTCCCCGGAATAGCATGATTGTAACCTTCGCTAGAAGTAACCGTACCATAAGCTACAGCAGCATCAATTTTAACATCTATTGAACCATTGCTTGCACCACCGCCACCACCACTTGCAATTGGAACTGTTCGCTTTACAATAAGTGGCGGAACCTCAGGGTAATTAGGGTCCGTTGGGTTTTTTAAACCTTGAAAATCTACCCTACTATTATCCTTATACAAACTTGCATTGTCTGGGTAAGAAGACTTTGTAGTTGTACTAACCTCAGCATACACCGGAGTAATTAATTTTGAGGCGGTTCCGTATGCACTTGACACTCCACTATTAGCCAACAAAGAGTATAGCTCCTGAGCTAACTCTGAAGGAGAAGACCATTCTTTTTTTACAATCCTTGAACTTGATGCTACAAGTTGCTCAAATGTTTGTGCCATTTTTTCACCTTATGGGTTATCAAATATTAACCCCTTACAAAGAATTATTCAATTGAATAATCTGTACAACCAAAACAAGAATGGATTCCATCTTTGTTCGGTCCTATTGTACACTCCCCATGAACCTCGCACTCATGTACAAATTTAAATGGGCAGTTGCAATCAGCTCTCTTCTTTACCTTGCCTCGATGAAAACAAGATGACTTAGGCTTGATGTCTTCACCAATAGCATCTTTTAAATCATCTGCGTTAGGGTGCTGCCTATCGTAAACCTCTTTCATGTGTGGGTAAAATGCGTATACTGCACATATTGGGCAAGAGTTAGGAATCATTGGTACATGCCTACAAGGAGTTGCCATCTATTCTCTGTACCTTCCGCCTATGTCTTGGGCATTCTCAGGCTGTTCAGTAAACTCATGCAGGATAAAAGCTGCAAGATCTTTTTTACTTGTAGCCATAATTGTTTTTTCAAATGTCGTTTTGTAGCAATTAAAAAAAACATTAGGTAAAGCTTTGGAAGATTCTTTCATTGCTAAACAATTACTACGCTGCAATTCGCTTGCACTGTCCGTACTGTCAATTTCATTTTTATCTTTAGAACTTTCTGGGTCACTTGGGAAATGATGGTAAACCACCTTGTTGTATCGGCTAGCGTATTTTTCTAGCAAAGATAAGTCTAACTCAACAGAAGATGCATCTATACTCCAGTCGTACTTGTCTCTTAAATCACCTTCTTCACCATACTTTTGTGTAAGTTTAAGGTAGTCTACACCAGCGTATGGGTGACACTTAATATGGAAATAAAAATACTTTCCCCCTTGAAAATCCTCTGGCTTAACAAAGAAATTGTACTCGCCGTCTTTACTATATTTTTCTTTTATCTTGGGCATACCTGAAGTCTTAGTATTCTTGACACTAGCTGCATACTCTTTGATGGTTTCGATTGACGCTATGTGATTAGTGTTAAGTATTTGAGCACCTGATCCGGGTGCTCCGTCAGCTTTAATATTAGTGCATCCTGCTGGTTCGATCATAGGAATGACGCAGTAATACTGTTCTCTTCCGTGAAATTCTCTCCCGTTCCAATATCCTTCTTCTAATTGAATGCAGCCTTTTTCAAGGTTATTTAAATCTTTGCTTCGTACTTTTTTCTTGTAACCTTTCGGGTATTCGATGCACTTGCCATGATTTAACATATAGCCATTCTCACCAACTTTATCTGGGTCGTGCTCCATAAGGTTATTGGGGTCATAAGTATACCTAGTGTCAGCATAAGCTGCAGGTATTTCAAAATAAGTGTAAGAAGGAACAGGCTCTTTGCTAGTCTTTTGCACATTACAAAAGTGCAAATTAAAATGAGTGTTTAGCAACCAAACATTGCCACTAAATGGCGCATAAGTATTAGAATAAGGGTCAGGACTTGCAACTTGAAATGCAAACTTGTCAGATCTAAGTACCCCATACGAAACATTCCTACCGTTGTACGCCACATAACTGTTTCCAAAAGAAGTTGGGTCAGGGTAAGCAGTTCTAGAATGCATACTTTCTTGAGTCCTAGATGTGTACGGGCAAAATGTTGTACGCTTACCAGTCAAAGTATCAGGAATACCAAAAACATAAGGCCATAGCGTTCCGTTTATCCACCACTCTTCGTCCTCTTTAACTTGAGGGGAAAAACCAAAATTAGTTATAGCTACTGCAACAGTAAGGATTGACTCACCAGTTGAAGCATCAGTATTTCTAGCTAAAGTGCAAGGAATTTTAACATGAGTCTGTTCTATACTTTTTTCCTGCCCATCTAAAAGTGACGGAGAAGCGCAAGCAGGGAAAAACCCTTCGCATGGAAAAGAACATATCTCTCGATCATAACCAGACTCATAATTTCTTATAACCACCGGAGCTATTGACGCAACATAGCTATGTATTCCGAACTCCCCAGTTATAGGCCACTCACAATTTATTTTGTCACGCCCTTCTGTAGAACCAATTAACTGCTCAGGCCTATTGTTCATAACCTCATATTTGTTTGGAGCGCAAAGCATTATGTCTAGCTTTTCATAGATCGCAATGCATTCTGCAGAAAGAAATCTGCTAAGAACTTTAGGATTTTCAAACGCTCTACTAGCAAGAACATTGTAAGGCTTAGTCAATGATCCATGTACGGCGCAGTGGTGTTTAGGTAGGTAATATATAGTAGGAGAGTCATCTAAATCTAATGGATAATAAAAAGCACCAGCAGAAGAAAATGTAGAACTTATAGGTTCATACGAATTATTGTTGAGTGAAGGGTCGTAAGGGTCTAGCCCTGACCCCACTGTAGCTGAACCTTTAAATGTTCCTTTGACACCAACCCTGTTTATATCTTCTAATCTTAAAGGCCTTCCATACCTAGGTGGAGTTTCAAATGTTTTGTTTTTGTTTTCGTTATTTAAAAAGTTTATTGTTATAGGTCCAGCTTGATATATTCCTTTGCCGGGAAATGTAGAATTAGAAATTACATAAAGTTCGGCACTAGATTGTGAAAGTAAAGCTTCATTTAAGCTAAAATTTTTGTCAGCAAGATATTCTTTTTTAACTGCAAATGTAAGATTCGCTAGATTCGCTTTACCTTTATAATCAAAGCTAAAACTTTTTGACCCAGTGTATATAAGAAAATCGGGCAAGTTATTTATTTCAACTTGAGCTGTAGATATTACTGGCCAACTTGCACAACCTTCGTACGATGTGTCTAGCTTAGAGTTAACGCAAATTTCATATTCTATAAATGCAGTTTGACTTAGATCGATATCTATTTCAGTTAGCGCATTTGAGCCCGATACTTTTCTAACGCTTAAATCTGTAAACAATGGGCTTTTGACAAACTTAAATGATTCAGAAGAAGCCCCAGTAATTCCTCCTTCAAACTTTACAGAGTAAGTGTTAGCTAAATTTCCAACATCATTTACAGCTGGTAAATACTTCCATGTATAACCAAGACCAAAGGTTACAATGCCTCCAGAAAAGTTTTTAGTGTACGAGCTAACTGGATCAGGAGAATCTGGAGTTATTAACCTTCCCCCTCCAGTCATAGAAATTGTACAAGAACCGTTGTAAGCAGTGTCTAACTGATTAAAATTATTTAAAGCTCTTATCTCCCAACCATAAAACATAGTTCCATCATTACTTGGGTCTGGAGTTGGGTAGCTATATTGGTAAGGAACTTTATGTAAGTTTCCTTCTGGTGCAGATGGGTCTATTATTATTGGCAGAACACCATAGGTGGCAATTTCCATGTGATCTGCTGCCATTACTACCCCTTGTTAGGATCTATTGGCGCATGAAATACACCATCAAGCCTTATGCCATAAATTAGTTCTTGGCTGTCGGTTGACAAGCCATCAACCTCAATCGATATATACTTTACACCATCTACAGAGCTTTCTCGGTGGGTGTCAAACCTTTGAGCAACAGACCCAAGATCGTGATAGAAATCACCTATCAAACTTTTGCCATCATCAGACACATAAAACTCTTGCTCAGTCTGTTTTCTATATGGCTTTTTGAAAATAAGAGTTTCGTTTAATCTGTCTCTATAAAACTTAACATTAAAAGGAGAAGTTATAGAAGTAGGTTGAAAATTAAACTCAATACTCCTGACGATATTTTTATCGTTGCCATCAATTCTAAAATTGCCAGTCCTAAAAACCCAAGGCATAGATCCGAGGGTATAAATAGATACATCTAACTTTTCAATCACTGGTCGATCAAAATAAATTCTAGAATTTTGTACCTTTTTTACTATTCTGTATATAGATTTTCCTGATGCAGTACGAAGACCAATAGGATTATTAACACACCCTATAGAACTAAAATTTACATTAGAATCTTCCAACCAAATAGTAGAGCTTGCCGTGATAGAACCTTTAACAATACTTGTAGAAGAATCTAGACCATCAAGATTACCAAATGGATACCTAAGTATCCTATTGTTATTAGTACCTAGAAAACAAGTGGAGGAAGATACATCAAAATCTTGACATGACGACATGATTGGGGTAGAAAATTCTTCGACCCACCAAGTATCAGTCTTATAGTTGTAACATAACGCATGCCTAGGGTATCTACCTGCACCCATTACAACAAACCACCTTATGGTACTCTTCGAAGAAATATGAACAGCATGAAAATAGTCAGAGTATTTCCAGTTTACAGAGTAGTATTTATTTGTTCCTTCAAAAATAGAATTTATTTGATAGCTTAGAGGTTCCTCCTTACCTTCTGAATAAGCATATACACCCAGACGATCAAGAGTTATAGCTGCAGAACCTTTTGATATAACACACTTTTGATTTACTGATCCTCTAGTGTAAGACGCTGGATAAATACTTCCGTCAGTGTCAGGAGAATTACCAAAAGTAAGCCTAAACAGTTTGTTCTTACAGAAAATTAAAAGAAATGTGTCAAGGTTTAATAGTCCAACAATCTCATCTTGCTCTTCTTGTAAAACTAAACCGCTTGTAGTTCTAATTTTTTTAGGTTGACCAACCTCAGAATAATATAATGCTTTCTTTTCAAGATATGGAGGGGAAATCGTATACGAAGTAAAAGGACTTGTCTTGCCAACAAAAGGTTCAACTAAAGTTATGACTTGATTTCCTTCATCTACACTAGCAACAACAGCAGGTTTTACAGAATCATTAGTAAAAAACCTACGCCCTGAAAATGTGCGCTTCCAATCAGTTCCAATTCCATACACAAGAGCGTTACCATTTTGTACTTTTGCAGAACCTGTTGAATACGAAACTGATCCAGCATAAAAAACCCTATCATTTACAGAAGCAGCGAAAGGTTTCCAGTTAGGTATCTCAGAAAACCCATTGGCTATTTGATTCATATCAGAATCATAAAGTGGTACATCTTCCTTGTCACTTAATTGCTCATCCGTAAGCGTTGAGAAAAATACTGTAGATTTTAAATCAGTTGTTTCGTAGTCAACAAAAAATACTTCAGACTGACCGTTAGTGTTTCTTAGGAGTTGTCGCTTGACAATCCTTGGGTCAGAAGGAACTTGAACATTTCTATATACAACTCTCTGAACACCAGCATACCAAGTACCACCACCCGTGTAATCTAAATCATCGTTAGATGAATCTACAAGAATAAAAAAATCTGCGTCTATAACATCAATAGTAAATGTGCCATTTGCACTTATTATGCCACCCATGCCAATTACAGTTACGGTTTGCCCAGTAGCAAGACCGTGAGCCGTGCTTTCTAGAACAACAGGAGTAGTTGATGAAGCATCAAGAATAGACCCTGACTTAGAGTTAATAGTAACAGGGGAACTTAGTGGGCTAAGGTTCGAAGCTGTCCCGTCAGCATCGATAAATCTAACATAGCAATAATATTTACCAGAAAGAGTCCCAACACCAGCACCTTCAAGCGTAGGTCGAAGAACAACTGATTCTACACTGGCAGTACCAGCTTGAGATTTTATACCATCCCAACATATAGCTTTATCTATTCCATTTAAAATGTATAGCTCACCAGTGCTAGCTTTTAAGAATGTATCTGGCATTTTACCTACCTATTCTTCCAACATAAAGGTAATAAACTTTAGAATAGCTGCTGCTTGGATCTCCGTCATCTACAGTAGTCATATAAAACAATGAACCAACTGTAACAGAACTGGCAAAAAAATCAGATCCAGCAACAGAAAAGGTGCTACCAGAATAACCTCTGGTTAAAATGCTTGGGCCAACTGAAAAAGCTGACCCTATAGCTATATTGTTTTCCATGCGTACCTTAAGTTAAACTTGTTTGATAGGTGATACTTATAGTTTGTCCAGTAATTAAGTTTTGATCACTAACAAAAGTTCCAGTAGCCCACAGTACACCAGCAGTAGAACTCTTAGCTGATGCACTAGCTAGAAACGCACCTTTAATTGACACCGATGTGCTTGCTGTAAAAACAATAGCTGCACTACTAGTCATAGTCGTAGTTCCAGCAGATGATACTGGAGCACCGGGATTCCATTGCCTTCTGGTTGCTTCAGTGTAATCTGTTGACTCTATCCAACCGCTATGAGTTGCAGCAGTATCTAGTGTAGACAAAGCACTAAATGATGTAGCAGAAATTAAACCTATAAACCAGCTAGGGCTTTGGGTACTAGCTGTAAATATATTGTTAAGACCAAGCGTTCTACCTTGGTCAGTAGTACCATTAGAAAAACTTTCTTCCCATGCAATAGAACCGTCAGGGTTTTTGCATACAGCTTTAAAAAGGCCTTTGCTAATACTTTTCATTTAATCTTCCTCGTATGATTGAACCAGAACTTAATTGCGAAACAACATAGTTTGCATTCTCAAACTTTACTGCAATCATTGACACAGGGCTACCATGATTATCGCCTGAATCATAGACATCAAAGTAAATAGGATATATATAAAAGTCTGGGTTTTTATCGTAGGCTATTATGGCTGTGTATTTACCTGAAGACACACCAGATTTAAGAAAATACTCAGCACCAAAATGAAATATATCTGAAACTCTACCAACCTTAGGCGCAGTAAATTGTTTTTCTAAAGCTCCGGTAGAATTAAAAAGTAATACTAATGGAGCATTGTCAGGAGCTATCTTTTCTCCTAACCTTGACAATGTATTTATATTAATAAATACTTCGTCGCCTCTTTGATAGTAACCTAAATAACTCATACCACTCCAAAAGTAAAGTTCGCCATTTTACTGTGACCACTGGTGGTGTAAGTTACGGCAAGATAATAAAACTTTCCAGCTTCGTAAAGATTTACAGAAGATACTGGTATAGTCGCTTTGTAAACGCCTTGAACTATTAAGGTTGAAGATCCTGAAGATCCAGCCATCACATCACCTAATGGTCCGTATACCGTATAAGTGGACGCTGTTGTTATAGGATCACCAAAATCCCCAACAACAGGGTACACAGCTGTAAATGTCGAATTATTATTTACGAATCCCATGAACATAATTTACTCCTCATCAAACACTACCTTCTTGTAACCGCTTCTAATTTCTAGTTGATTTCTTTTAATACAAATAACATTGTTCTGATTAACCATTGCTCCAGCAGGGATAAGGTCAGCGTTAGTTGAATCTATGATCCCTCTAAAATCCTCAATGATCGTCACATCTTTAGCTTGTTCAGCCAATGTTGCCTCCTAACGGGAATGAAGCAAGCCTAGGTCTAATATAAGTATCAGGACTTGCGCTTCTCCTTTGGATAACTTTGCTGTCAGCAGCTTGTGCTTGCTTAACAGATGCCATGTAAAGCTGGTAAAGATCTGGAGCATTAGCTTTGCTACGAAGCAAGCTAACTTGATACTCACAACCACGCAAAAACGGATCTAACATTACGCCTTGCTCAACATCAATAGGATCACTGATAGAATATTTTCTTGCAGTGAAGGTTGCGTATATAGGCTCGTCAACTATTATCTGGCTTGAGCTAACAACCCCTACAATCTGGCGTTCATACTCAGCTATGTTGTCACCGTCTAAACCAGTAGGAAAATCAGAGCTATCTGCACTTATCCTTATGATTGATCCAGTTAGGGAACTAGTAAAGGTTGCACCAGTAGCAGTAATAGTTGTAGTTGGCCCATTACTTGTGTTAGCAGCTACAGTGCCAGCAGTGTATAGTTCTACCGCTACTTGCCTAGCACCCTTTTGATATAAGAAATCAAACGATTTACTTGTCGAAGGGAACGGATAAACCCTAAAGCTTAACCTGCCTTGTAGTGTCGAATGGCCAGTAATGGTATACATGTAAGGATCACTAGAATAGTTGTTACCATTCTCGACATTACTTAACCACTCTCTTGGGTGAACATAGGACAGGTTAGTAAAGTTACTTTTGTTTAGGCCTTCGTCTGCCGAAATAAATTCAAGCGGAAGAAGATACTCATCACAAAAAATAACAAAGGTTGTACCTGCAGGAAGATCTTCTCTAGGGCTTTGCGCTGAGTCAAGCATAGCAATAGTGGATGACACAACAGAAGCTATCTTGTAGTTAGCGTCATTAATTCTAACAGTACCTTCAGATGCCCATGCTGGAAAAGTACCACCAGTTAATACAAGCATTCTCTCGTAAGCACCACCAGTGAAATCGTAAGATACTGTACCAGTAGAATACGATCCGTTTGTATTGATTCTTCCATGATTGTAATAATAGGACCACCTATGCATTCTTGGAAATGTTCGGAGCGTATTTTGTATAGCTCGCCTAGCTGTCCTCAACGCTTCAGCACCAACATCTGCACCCAAGAAGTCAAGCAGGTGATTGATTGCATCTTGATAAGTAAACGCTATACCACGAATAACAAACTGCTTCAATGGAGCTGAAGGTAGTGGCCTAGGATTGATGTTGATATTTGTCGTTGCCATTTTATACCACCGTAATAGTTGTAGGGTTGTTAGCCAAGTAAGCCTCGTCTAATACCCATAGATAGTATGAGCCAACATCAAGTAAAAATGTAGCCGTACCAAATGTATTGGTTCTACCGCTAGCGATTACATTGTCGCCAGCAAGATCAGTGGAAACCCAAACAGCAGCTGCTACCACAGGCACATTGCCAGCTGTGCTATTAACTTGAACGGTATGGCTCTTAGCTCCAGAACCAGTTAAAGCTACGAAAGGCAGGTCTAATCGCACAAGAACTTCTTCCTCTAAGGTTCCAGTAAAGCTTATACTTATAAGCACATACTGAGCACCTGACAGAAGGGCAGCATTAGGTATGTCTACCCGATACAAGCCACCAGCTAAAGACTGGTTAAGCTCAATAAAGCCACCGCTGACCCAAGATGCAGATGCAGAAGCAAGGCTTACTAAAGGAAAGCTTACCGGAGCTGCACCTTCACGGGTATAACTTGACACTACACCAGCAGAATTATAGGCTAAACCTTTCTTCGACTTCCCAGTAGTTCCACGAATCTTCATTACTAAAGATTTTGCGCTGGAGTTAGGGGTTATTCGGTACGCCATGTATTCAGCCTCATCACTTAAAATACTAACCAAGTTATCGGTATTTAAAAACGGAAAACTCATAGCCTATAGTAACCTCTTATTCTAATTTTTCCACAGCTTTATGTTGTTCTTGGGCTAAAAGTTTTGACTCTATTAAACCTAGCTCTATGACTTCCAAGAAAGAACCTATTGCTTTGGCTATGTCTCGCCAGTCAACAGGCTTCTCATCAACGAACCAATCAATTATCTTTACAGCTATCTCAATGTTAGGTACATCAAGAGAAGAGGTGCGGGGAACTAAGTTGTAGAATATTTTTGATATGAGCTTAATGGCTTTAATTTTATGGTCACTGCTTTGCAGCATATCTTCTTTGTAAAGATCTACTAAAAGCTTACAGTCATTCCTTGCTTGCCAAATCATGTGTAAGCCTTTTGTTTATTTTTTCCAAGAAAGCTTTAGTATCGTCAACAACCGTAGGGTTATACGCTTTCCAGTTTAACAAGTGGCCCCAAACATAATGGCAATTACCGGGACCTTCACAGAGAGTCATTAAGTTATCTTCAAGAAGCTCTCGATGCGGGTCAACATGGTAAGGTATTTTATGGTGGCACTCAAGATTTTTAGTACCACCACAAGCTGCACAAGTAGGGTTCTTTTTTATAAAAGAATCTCTTACTTTTCTCCAAGAGCTTGATCTTGGAGGCATCCCAAAGAACGGTTTGTTACTCCAGAACATTCTTTAAAATCCTCATTGCAATTGCAATAACAAGCCAATAAGGAACAAATGCTTTAAGACCTTCTTCATTGTTGCCTTGCATAGCAAGGACTGATTCTAATGTTAAAGCATCGTCTTCATCTGTCCTAGGCTCTGAGTTCTTTATAATTGGCCTTTGGTTTTGAACTACTTGATCAATGCCATATCCAGCTACATTCCATGCAGCTTGATAAACAAGCTTATTAGGTACATCTTTACCCCTAAGCTTATCGATTAAAGTTATTAAAGCATCTGTCGGTAGGCTATCAGGAAAATTAACCATTCTGTTTCTCCTTTTTAAATTTGTCGTCAAAAAGTTTATCGTTTATCTGTTGCACTTTTGAATCAATTGAACCTTGTACTGCTACAATTTTCCCGATCAGTTCTTGCAACTGATCAATGAAAGACATATGTTTATCTTTTAGCGGAACTACAACATGCATGCCTAACCATATTACTATCTTGTAGAACGCAAACCCCATACCTATCATTACGGAAACAGGTATACCAAGCTTGTCTATAAGGACAACCCATTCTGATGACATACGAACCTCCTAGGGGCTGCGTAAGTTGTAACAAAATGGGCATAAATACACAATAGAATTACATTCTCCAACTAACACTTTGCGTTGGGAACCCGTTAAACTGGGAAAAAGCAAAACACTCATCCCTGCAGATCCAATCCATATCAGCCTCAGTAATCCAAAAACCACCAGCTGGCTCATCGTAGTTACCACATGGCTCACCATGGACAGAAGTTCCCCAACTATTCAACACATAGAATATCCAGCCAAACTCAGGGTGATTTAACACCCCAATTACGCACATCTGGTGACCCCATGAGTCGGTCCTTTTAGCCAGCCTTACTGCTGGAGTACCAACAGCTTTTACTACTAAAGGGCTAGTGCCAAACATACTGGCAATAGTCAATGGGTAGTAGTTAAGCAAAGCCTCTCTAGCATCTTTGCCACTTTTGATCTGCGCCGTGCTCTTAACTAAGTGCTTCCTGCTTATGGAAAGCCATTTATCTTTAATAGCTCCACCATCAGACCATTCCATTTCAGCCTTGGAACCCCAAGTAAGACCACCAGAAGAGGTTGGCTGAGGTAAACCTTCAAGGTCTGATTCCATTGTGCCATCTACTCGCATAGCTTCAGCTGCAGCAGACCCAAAAGAGCCCTCACCCCTGCCATGCATCCCGGCAATATACCTAGACCTTCCATATGGCAGTAGCCAGAAAGGAAGCTTTACTAATTCTGCGTCACCAAGCCTGATTGACTCAACAGCTTGAAGATACCACATAGCCTGACCAATACCGTTCCCAACGCAGCTGCCAGTTTGTTGGTAAAAAGCCTCGAAATGCTTGCCGTTGTTAGCCTTCTTGGAGAAGTCCCAAAGAAACGCCCTGTCCTTTGATTCGTCAGTCTCCCCAACCAGCTTAAATTCAACAAAATTTTCTTTGGCAAGAGTGTCAGTTTTTTTCTGATCATCGCTCATGTCAGCAGGTGCGATCCTCCCAAAATTCCAGCTAGCTTTTTCTTGTCCTAGGTATGGAACCTTGCCACCAACTGAACGGAAAAAAGATTCATCGCTCATGTAAGCCTCACTTTGAGAGTTTAGTAAGAGTATCTGCAATCATTTTAAATTCACTAGCAAACAAGTCACGATCACTTTTGTTTATCATTTTCTCAGTAGATGTTGGAGCTAAACTATTGAGGTATGATCCAATAAAATCTCTAACCTCAACAACCTCTTCAGCTGCCAAAGTAGACAGTGATACCTTTATGCCGTATTCGTACAATTCTTTGATTGTCTGGTACTTCTCGTCTTGTGATGCAGAAGAAAGTTTTGAGTACACCGAAGACAATGACCTAAGAGAGTCGTTTTTCTTAGGATTTTGATTTGCATCTATAAGAGACTTTAGCTTTGATTCAAACACTGAGGCAGGATCTACTGGAGTAGGTGGAACAGGTGGCGGTTGAGCGCCAGCAACCGTAACCAAGCAAAGCTGCGGGTCAGTAGGAATATCGTTCATCGAAGTGTAAACAAAAATACGGTAATTACCGGGATTTGTAGCGCAGAATATAGCCCACAACCCAGTGTCTGACACAACAAGGTCGTTTTCATCTGAGGCTGAGAACCATTTGACCATCTTGCCATTAGTTTGAACAGTTAGCTTTACAAGCCTTCCAGCTTTAGCTTCAACTTTTTCAGCTATCTTTATGTATGGCTCGTTTTTTTTAGGCTCTTGTGCGTCTAATGAATAGCAAGACAAAAGGATAACTAAAGCTGTAAATATTCTGATCATTAAAATGCCTCCATATGTATGTAACAAAGACGGGCTGTGGTGTTACTAATTGACTCGGTAAAATCAATGTCTTTTTAAGAGTCGCAACAAGCTTCTCCGTATGACCAGCCCGTCAATTTAACCTAGGTGTATCTCCGCACCTAGATTGATTCAACTTCTTCTATGGTTGTTGCTGCTTCTACATCTCTTCGTTTTGCTGCAAAGTTTTCTGACATCTGCGATCTTGATGCACCATATCTTAGTAGCAAAAGAGTCATTTCATCTATAGTTGAAAAATTAACTACAGAATTATTCATGGCTATAATTGACGGAATAGGAAGACCCATTGCTGCTGCTTCTTTAGCCAAAGAAAATACCCCTACTAATAAGGCCACATCAGAAGAAGCAATACCTAAGTTAAAACCTTGGCCAGAATCCCAACCAGATTTTTCTAAAGCAGTCCATTGGCTATTTATTAATTGTAGCTTTGTTGCTTTTGCTTGTGACAACGGATCTGGTGCAGCATTTGGAATATAATCCCATGCTTTTGCTACTAGTGATTTTATAAATATTCCGTCATCCGATGATAATTCTATTGGAATATTAACATTTCTTGTAACGCCTTCGCTATTAGTTTTTGTTAAGGATACGTTGTAAACATCCTCTAAAATATTAAGAGCTACATTTACTTTTTGAGTTAAAATTATACTTAAGCTTTCCATACTAATTCCCCTATGTTTTTATAATGTAGTTCAACCCAATTGAAGGCTGCATATTATTATGGGCAGAGCCAGATCCTGAGTTTCCAATACTAACATTAGCTGTTCCATTATTAACTGTCACACTATGAGTATGGGTTTGTGTTTCACCTTGCATAACTTGGTTAAAATTATACGCTTGCCAGCTTGTTCCACCAGATAAAACCGCCCCTCCACCAGTGTTAACAAAAAACAAGGCAAGATTGTTTGAAGCGTGGTTGTGATTAGCAGTTTGTGTACCCACGGATGTTGTATGGGCATGACCAGAATCTGTTGCTGTATGGTTATGCTGTGGCATTTCAGCCGTTGACAACGCAACTGTTTCTGCACCAACTGTACCCCCAAGAGTTCTATTTGAAAGACCAGAGGCTTGACCCACACCAATAGGAACCCTTGATCTTAAATCGGGCAAGTTAAATGTTGTACTTCCATCGCCTTGCCCATAGGGGCTAGAAGTCGTTCCTAATGCTGTCCATAACGCACTATAGGTAGTTCGTGAAACCGCATTCCCGTTAGCCAATAACCATCCAGTAGGTGCTGTAGTTGTAACGGTTCCAGCACTTACCGTTTGAGTAATTGCACCTGCATACATTTGCATAGAACCAGAAGGAATTGAAGATCCTGCGGAAACTGTACCCCATGAAGTATCTGTGCCATTGGTTGTAAGGTATTTACCGCTGTTTCCTGTTTGACTTGGTAGCAAAGCATTTACAGAGGCATTAGCTGTAGTTTGACCTGTGCCCCCTTTTGCAATTGATACGGTTGCTAGGGTGGTTGTAATCGCTGTAGAACCGCTACCAGTAACATCGCCACTTAATGTAATAGTTTGGTTTGCAGTTAAATAAGTTGATGTGTCTAATGACCAAGTGTTTGCTGATGTTTTTTTTAATATTCCTGTTGTGCCTGTTATGGCTGCAATTGCATCTAAGTCACCATCCCATGCTTGTACATTCGTGCCAATTACTAACCCTAGTGAAGTTCTTGCTGTTGCTGCTATAAGATTGGTAGCACCTCCGTTCCATTGTTGAGTTTGGGTATATGCAGTATCCCATTGAGTTTGTTTTGCAATTGTTGGAATTGCATAAGAAGCATTTAAAGAAAACACTCCTGTTGAAGAAGTATAAGTTAGCCCTGTTGCAGATGAAGATATAGATGCTCTTGCTAAAGCATCAGCATAAAATTTATTGGTTGTTCCTTGTGTTATGTTATCTGTAGTTCCTACATGGTCTGAAAATGCCAATGATGCAACTAAAACCGAACTTAAACCATCAGCCGAACCTATCCAAATTTTTGCAGGGCTTGCTGCATTGATTGCAAGCTCAGAAGCTAAAAGTCCAGAAGGAACTGCTGCTGCTGTATATGATCTTTTCGGTCGAATGGTGTTTGCCATCGCTAAAAAGTGCCTCCATCTATAGATGACGGCAGATCATTAAGCTCACTCATTAAAACTGGAGTTCCGCTTGCGTCAGCCACCCATATTTTTTTATCAGGAATATTAACCGCCAGCTCATACGGTTGAAGACTAGATGGTACAGCTGTAGCAGTTGTACTCCTTTTTGGTCTAATAATATTTGCTGGAGTTGGGCTAGGTGAAGGGGTAGTAAAAGTATACAAGCTATTAGCTGTATTAGTACCCCCTGCTGTTGTAACCAAAACACTTTTTGCCCCTGCTGTGCCCGCAGGAGTTGTTGCAGTAATACTTGTTGAGCTAACAACTGTTACTCCTGTCGCTGCTGTGCCTCCAATGGTAACAGCGGTTGCACCTGTTAAACCTGTTCCGGTAATCGTAACACTTGTGCCACCTGCTGTAGTGCCTGTTGATGGCGAAATTGCTGTAACTGTTGGAGTAGGTGTTGCTCCACACGCACCCGCTGTAACTGTTGGTGCTGTTCCAGTACCACCATAAGCAACAGACCACGGACCAGTTAAAGAATCGGCAGTATAATAATCCGAATACCCCTCTGATATCGTGTACCTCGACTGCATATTGTTGTAGCCGATTTGGATTGTACCCCCAACTTTTTCCCAATATCCAGAACTAAAATACATGGTGGTTGGAGAAGACCCAGAAATATAACTGTAGGTTCCATTTACCGCTGCGTTGTCTGCTCCTGCCACACAATAAGGATCTACTAAACAGGCTCCCTCTGTTAGCGTTGGTGCTGGTGATGTGCCGTTTCCTGAAACAGTCCATCCAGTCAGAGGTGGTGTAGCACTCGAACTGCTTGTAGTATACCCTTCCGTACTGCCGTTAATAAAATACCAGAGTTCATCACCATTATAAACAATCTTTATTGTAGGTGTCCCTACTTTTCTGTATTCAGATGATGAAAAAGGATCGTATGTTCCATTGTATGCCGTTGTTCCAGCACCCGAAACGCAATAACTTGGCATCAGAAACTCCCTCCGTCTATATCCACACCACTTAAAGCGGTAGCAGAAAGGACTGTTGTTCCATTAATTTTAAACGCTTTTCCAGTAGCTAGGTTAACATGTTCAGAAAAATCCCATGAAGAAGTTCCAGTAGTGTAAAGAATAGTATGGTCAGTAAGACCATGCAAAGTCACACCGCCACCCGTTGCTGCTGCTTCAGTAGTAGAGCCATAAGCAAGCTCAATGTTCTTATCTGCCACAACAAGTGTGGTTGAGTTAACTGTAGTTGTAGTGCCAGAAACTGTTAAATCCCCAGTTACGGTTAAAGCTCCTGAAACTGTACCGCCAGCTAAAGGCAAGTATGATAACGATGGAATGTCCGTAGACACTAAAGCACGGAATGTTGGATTTGCAGGAGATCCTGTTGTTGGTCCAGCCCAAACATAGTTTGCTGTTTGAGTTGTCAAAGTCACAGCTAATGTGCCAGTTGAAGTAATTGGCGAACCAGAAACAGACATAATGTTAGGGACAGTCATGCCTATAGAAATTACTGTGCCGGGGTTAGGGGTAACATACTCAACATCTGTAGCACCAGCGTTTACAAGCATAACTTTACCAGCATTACCAGCAAATGATGGAAGAAGATTTGCTCTTGCTGTAGCTGCAGTTGACGCTCCAGTACCGCCGTCAGCTATTGCTAAATCTGTTATGCCAGTTACTGAACCACCAGTAATAGTAATGTTGGAGAATGTCTTAGCACCAGATACAGTCTGGGTTGTAGTAGTTGTTAAAAAAGAACCTGTTCCAGCAATAGGAACAACAGTAGAAGACACTCCTGTTCCAGTATCTCCAAACCCATAATATAAAATATTGTCTACTTCCGAATATGCAAGCTCGGCAGGAGCTAAAGTTGACGGAGCACCTGCTGCACCTGCAGAAGCCCTTCTTTTAATTCTCAATACAGTTGCCATGTTTACTCCTTTTTAAAAATTACCGCCATCTAAAGCAGATGAATTTACCCACTTAGAAGCAGCAGTGTTGTACTGAAGAAAATTATCGTTTGCTAGGCTTGTTAGTTGAACATCAGTAAGTGACGAAATAGACGCAGCTCCAACATCTACAACGACCCCAGATTGATTTTTTGTATAGACCCTTGAATCTGTCGAGTTTACACCTAATTCGCCTATACCTAGCTGTGACGCTGTAGGTACATAACCTGCACCAGTAAACTTTTTAATTGATATTTTAGGCTGATGAATCAGGTTCATTTTTTATACCATGGTCCAAAAAACTTTCATCCCTGAGAAGGTCGAGTTTACATAGACCTTAGAGACATCGTCAATCGGAATCGTCATGCTCTCGCCAGCGTACAGCTCAAATCCATCTGTAGCAGAAGTCGTTCCGGGAGTTACTGTAGAAGGACCAATATAAACATTCTCTGAATTAGCATTGGCACTTTTAACAATAATTCCCCTAGTTGTAGGAGTCGAGCTAGCAACCAAAGCTACAGCGGTATTAGCTGTTGTAGATTTACTACCAGTCACAACTGCTGACGATACAGATTTAACGAGATTAATCGGAAGCCCGGTATCAAGGCTGACTAAAGTTATAGATCCGTCTGGACCATAAGCAATTTTGTCAACTACATACTTGACTCCACCAACTTCGTCTGCGCCTATCGTATCCCCGCCTTCGCCGGGATTGAGGATAACATTATCTGCCATTTTTGACAACCTTCTTTAATGAGGATCTTGTCTTGTGAATAAGATCTACTTTTTCTTTCTTAGAAAGAACTTGGCTACCCATGCGTTTTTCGGCATTTTCAAGCACGATGTCATCTGCAACATCTTTATTAAATCTTTCGGAAACTTTCTTAACTTTCCTAGAGATAGCTCCTTCAGCACCCCAACCGTTCTCATCAATAACCTTGGCTGCATGCGCTCTGTCTGACACCCAAGCTTTAGGGTCGCCGGGAAAGTTTGCAAGGCTGCTTAGGTATATTTTTCCTTTGGTGCTTATTCCAGCTTTCTTTGCATAGGACTGATAGTAATCGCCCATGTTTGGAGCACCTTCAAATTGATTGCCGTTGCAATGGCCATGAAGGAACTCTCTGTCCGTGCTTGCTCCGGGAGGAGTCCGTGAAGCAAGCATGTCAGCAAGTTTAGGAGAAACACCAGAGGAAATCATTTCGTCATAAAAACTTAGGCTCATCTTTATCTCCGTTGAATGTTAAACAAGTCCTTTATCACTGCCACCAACATTTCCACCGCTAAAAGGTTTTCCGGGTGCTGCATCAGCAGGGCTAGTAGCGTCTTTTTTAAATTGTCTTCCGGGTCCACCAAGAATAGTTTTGTATCCATCACTCCAAGTTGTAACCCAGTTTCCAATTGTAGGATCATAATCAGTATGTAAAGGCTCTGGGCTAACACCATCAACTGGATCTAAATAGCCATTTGCTAATGCTTCTTCTTTAGTCATAGGAGAATCAGTTGGTACTTCTGGTCCGGGTATTTCAGTTCCACCACCACCAGCTGGACCTTCTCCTACAAATTGGTTAAGAGGAGCCCCATCACCACTACCAGCAGGACTATTACTAACTGCACCAAATTTACCAGAAGGGCTGGATGGATTATCCATAGGGCTACCACCGCCACCACCACCGCCACCGCTACCGCTACCACCCTTAGAACCACCACCGCCACCACCACCGCCACCACCACCACCACCGCCACCACCGGGTGGAGAAGGAGGAGGACCGGGAACTGGTTCTTTATCTTTTGGTGGTGGCTCACCGGGAGGCTTAGGTTTTGGACCTACACTAGAACCACCACCAAAACCACCGCCACCGGGCGTGTACTCACTGTCATCTATATCTGACTCTTCAGGAGGAGTTGGATCTGCAGGTATATATGGATCACTAGGAACAAAAGGTCTAGCTGGATTGCCAATAACTGGATTTTGATTTGGTTTGTCTAACGGGGATGCAGAAGTTTTACCAGCTCCAGCACTAAAATCATTCATTTTTCCTTGGCCGTATATGTCATACACAGAAGTAAAATTAGGTTTTTGATCTGGCAAAATAGGGTTACCAAATTGATTATTGCCATACATAGAATATATTGGAGCATTTGGGTCAGGCTCGTTTGGTTCAGAAGTATTTGTTTTAGGCGCATTTGTATTTTTGTTAGCATTACCCTTGTACATATCGTAAACAGAATTATATTGTGATGATGCCATCGGTTCCTCTTTTCTGTGTAATTAAAACTCGCTACTGTTAAGTCTTTCAAGGTATCGCCTTTTAGTCTCATCATCTTCTTGAAAACCAATTGAACCATCAGATTGCTGCCTCAAAACTGGAGGATCAGATCTCATATTGCTCATAAATTTTGGTGCAATTTCCAAAGCGGAATCTCTTAAAGCACCAAACACTGGTTCTTTTGACCCAAGGTTACCAAGCTGCGTAGATATAACTTTACCTGCAAAATTAGCTGGCCTTGCCATAATTGAATTTCCAACAGCATTATCTAAATAAGAATAAGCATCTTCTAAACCAGAGGCAACTTTACCAGCATAGGTATCTGGAACTACTCTAGGAAATGCGTTCATTGTACTAGAAAGAGGATCTATCTTTGCTATGTCATCAGAATAATTTCCTGCGTTTGCTAAAATTGCGCTGTAATCAAAACCTTTTGAACCAGCATTAGCCATATCGCCAAAACTATTAGAAGTAGAAAAAACTGTAGGCATTATATCTGGAACAATTTTTGAAGCAGATAAAACCTCAGGAGCTACACTAGCAGCTTTAGCTCCAAACCCTAAAATCTTTGGAGCTTTAAAAAGCATTTTCGCAGCAGGAATAGAACCAAGGCTTAAATAAGTTGATGGGTCTGTAAAAATATCTCCAGCAGCTTGTTTAAGCGCACCGCTAAAAGTTCCATCACTAGGACCACTACTAAAGTATGCTTCATTAGCGTGTACTTCAGATTTTGGGTCAGTATAACCAAGAGTGTCAGAAAAAGGAATAATATTTAACATAGCCCTTGGATCAGCTTTACCATAATTTCCACCAGTCAAACCATAAAGAGCAGTGCTCCCAAGCCCACGAAAAAACCTTCCGGGCTTGTCTAAGGTTTCCCCTGCAGAATCAAGCATTTGAAGCAACAAACTTTCTTCTCTTGGGTCCATGGCTTATCCCCTCATAGGTGGTGCAGGTGGCTGTTCATAATCTGGCTCTTTATCTAACGGTGGAGGCTCACCGGGGGCAACTGGTTTTTGGCCCAAGACGCTCATAAGCATATCGTAAAGAACGCTGCTATTAGGATAGTTTTTCATTTAATTTACTTCTTGGCTCCGGGATGTGGTCCTAAAACGGGAATCATTTTCCCATCTAATCCCATAGCAAACTGACCACCTTTTGCTCTGTGCGTTCTTTCCACACCTTCCTGACCATCTGTTTCTGGATTCCAAACTGGAGGCCTTGTGTAGATAAGCCTTCCTGTTTTTGGATCATTATAAGTGAAACCATCGGCATTCATTTTAGCGCCTACATTTTCTGGAGGAGCTACTTGCACTTGCGAGTAAGTATTGTTTTGCGGATTATTTACAGTTGGCCTATACGATGTAGAAGTCTGGTTTGATGGCGGTTGATAATTTTTATTGTTATTAGCTTGATCAACTTTCCAGTTAGCTAACCATTGAGAATAATCACTTTTGTATAATGCAGCGTCTTTTTCATTTTTTGCTGCTTGTTCTGGTGTAAAAGGAGTATAAAATTTAGCAGCGTAGGCAGCACCACTCATTGGCTCACTAGGTGGAGTAGGGGAAGCTTTTTGTGGCATAGGAACAGGTGCTGGAGCAGCGTTTGTGCCTCTGAAAGCTGTATCACTAGCGTATTCGCTCCTGCCTCCTGTTACTAGGTCGTTCCTACTAGGAGCGTTATAATTTACAAATTGATTTGGCTGATTAACCAAAGGCGAAACAGGTGCTGTACCTATTTCTGGCCTAGCTGCTTGTCCGGGAACCTTATAAGGAATAGGGTTTGCTTTTTGTTGTGATCTTGCTTGGCCTTGCTGACGAGGCTTATTAAACAAGTTTTGCTTAATAGAACTTTTAGTCATACCAGTACCTTTGGCTGCACCCATGCCGTTCATGCGCTGCGCTACTGATGGTATTTCATTTGTTGGCATTTTAAAATCCTTAATTAACGAAGCTCATTTGTACTAAGTTTGTTTGGCATAGGCACTGGAGTTTTTGCACCACCAGCATATTGATTACGGGGCATGTTAAAAGCCAAGTCATTTTCTGGACCACTTAACCGATTTACTAAAGGCGAAGCTGGTTGCTGCCCCGGTACTTGGTACTTGCTAAGCTGCTTTGAATTAATCTTACCTTTATTTACACCCTTTTGAACAGCTTGGCCCATCCTCGACATGCGCTGTTCTACCGTTGGGACTGTAGCTTGACCTCCTGATAAATTAGGTGCTGCAGGAGTAGTTGTTTTTTTAGGTAGTGGCCTATCAAAAAAACCACCGCCAACCATATTAGCGTACTTTATATACACAGGATTTTTCATTCCGGTAGCACCACCGTACCTAGTATATTTCCAAGCTTGGCTTCCATCACCCGGATCTACATATCCGGGTGTTGCATCAAGACCAAGCATTCCCGGATGACCTCCATGTGGAGCCCATACCTTGTTAAATTCATCCTGTGTAATATAAGTGTTAGCCATTGTATAACTCCTTAATTAACGATTTTGTGCTGCGTAATTTACATAACCTTTATTTGGGTTAGGTTTATGTCGATCACCTACTGTTCCAGCTGCAAAATCTCTCATATACTTAGCATTTCCTGCTGCTATTTCTTCAGGTGTTGGTGGTTTATAGTCTTTGTTACTCATAAAACCTTTTAGTGTAGTCATGCCAAACATTCCGTTAGGCATTCCGTCTTCAGTGTACAAATTTGTTTGAGGCTTTGTATTAAATCCATCCCACATAGGCACTGCACTTTGCTCGTATTTTGCTTGATTTTCAGGTGTCATTCTAAATCCACCCGGCTTAGGATTATATTTATACTTAAACCTTTCATCTGGCATTTTTTGTGGAATTGGATATCCATTTGCATCATATTTGACTGGGCCCTCAGGACCAAAACCGGGTGCATATCCAGCTGATGGTCCTGTAGGGGCAGGTGCAGGTGCTCCCAAAGGTGCTGTTAATGGTTGCGCTGCTTGTCCGGGAACCTTATAAGGAATAGGGTTTGCTTTTTGTTGTGATCTTGCTTGGCCTTGCTGACGAGGCTTATTTAACAAGTTTTGCTTAATAGAACTTTTAGTAATACCAGTACCTTTGGCTGCACCCATGCCGTTCATGCGCTGTGCTACTGATGGTATTTCATTTGTTGGCATTTTAAAATCCTTAATTAACGAAGCTCATTTGTACTAAGTTTATTTGGCATAGGCACTGGAGTTTTTGCATTAGCATATTGATCTCGACCAGCATCTCCACGATACTGCTCATAGCCAATTCTTGTTGCAACCCCATTTGCATCAGGTACATTTTTGTTTGGCATTGGTCTGTAAAATTGATAATTGGGCTCTGGATTACCTAACTGATTAGCCAAAGGCGAAGTAGGTTGCTGCCCCGGAACTTGGTACTTGCCAAGTTGGTTAGAATTAATCTTACCTTTATTCACACCCTTCTGGACAGCTTGACCCATCCTCGACATCATGCGTTGCTGTACTGATGGAACTGATGCTTGACCGCCTGACAGGTTAGCTGCTTTTTTTGCAGCTTTTTCAGCGTCTGCAGCAGCTTTTGCAGCGTCTGCAGCAGCTTTACTTTTTTGGTTATTATCGTATTGTAGCTGTTGCGAATAAATTCTTTGCCTAGCAGCATTCATAGATTGCAGCAAAGTAGCTTGCAAATAATGTGGCATCGTAGAAAATTCGTTGTCAATATCATTAGTGTTCCAGTTATATTTCCATGAACCAGAATTAGGCTTAGACAGCCCATTAGCCATTGCCCATTGATCTTCTGCTGTTAAACTTGTAAACGCTCTACTTCCTTGTGGTGGCATAGCTTAAGCTCCTTGTGGTGGCATCATTTCAGGTGGCACTCCTTCCGGTGGCATGCCTTCTGGTGGCATCATGCCCGGAGGAGGTGGAGGCGGTGGCTGAATCAGATACTTAGAAATATCAAGGTCCATCGTCTTAGCCCAATCCTGAAGAAGCGCATTGACTGCAGTAAAATCTCCAGTATTTTGTGCGAAGCTGGATAGACTAGGCAAGATATTTTGCATGGCAAGACCCATGTTATCTGCGTCACGCTGCTTGTTTGGCTTCATCGAACTGCCAGCAGCAACTCTGTATTCAAGGTTGTGCAAGATGTCATTTGGATCGCTAGATACAATAAGCTGATCCCATAGAAAAGCAATTGGCTTACCAACAACATTAACCACATCGTTACCAGTAAGATGCCAACGAACAGCAAGAGCTTCTTTCTTGGCAACATCTGTCATTGCGTCTTCAACTTTGTTCGCCATATCGTCAGGGCGAATTTTCGTTTGTTCCGTTTTACTCTGAGCTTCCGTGGCAGAACGGTATGATGCAGCCGATTCGCCATAAACCAACTCCGTGAGCCCTACACGCTTTTCAAAGTTTCTCTCAACGGCAGATAGAACCTGCCAGATGTCCGAATTAAATGGAGGATGCTGAAGGAATTGAACTACATCAGTAACAGTACCATGAGTTTCATCTATTTCTAAAAGCTCATAGTCTGTACCGTGAAGAATAGTAGACTTAATTTCTTCGCCAACTGATTTTTTAATTGCAAGAAAATCTCTGCACGAAACTCTAATTTTTCCAGCAATAAATGAATACACCCAGTTAATAAATTTAAGCTCACCAAGACCGGGTTTAAGATGCGACATAGGCCAAACTTTTCTTGGCCTTTCATGGAAAATAATAGGAGTCATTGGCCAGCTGTCATCAGCCCAGAATGGAGTATCCCATTCTAACCTTCGCTTAATTTCTGCGTCATCCCCGCCATTTTGAATATCAGGAGGAAGGTTAAGCGGGTAATCTACTTTGTCGCATACAGCAAGATAAGCGTAATCACCGTACTCTTCTAGCGGTTCAAGATTTTCTTTTGGAACACCAGACAAACGCCCACCAACACCAACCTTAGAGTAGACTTTCCAATAGACAAGAAGGTCATTTGTTTTACCTTGTTTACGCTTGTAATCTCCAGCAGTGCCTTCTCCCATGAGATTACCTTGCTGGTTATATGATTCAAGATGGCCAGACAAAGTACCAGCAACTAGGCCAAAATCTCGTTCTACTTGCCACACAGGATCAACACAGCGTTTAGCTATCCATCCTGCTTCAGCAATTGTTTCCATATCAGGATCAATAACCAAATTGTCTACAGTGTCGTAGAAGCTACCAACAAATTTCTTTCCTGTTCCGGGAGATACATAGGGCCTTGTCCAAAGTACGCCCATGCCTTTAATTAACGCCTCATCAATCGCTCGTCTTGAATGATCTTTAAGGTTAAGTGCATCAGGGGTAAAATTTAAATAATTTTCAAGCAGAAGTGCTCTAGCTCCATCAAGCTTTGTCTGCTTAATGTTCATCTCTTGAAGTTGTTCAAACATTGGTCCAAATTGCTGCGGATTAAAAGGAGCAAAAGCCCCTTCAGGAATATCCATAACAACTCTTGGATTTACTTTTCGATGTGGATTTCTTGAATAAAGTGCTGGCCCAAAGAGCTGGACCATTTCTGCAACTTTATTAACCGTCATAGCAAAGGTAGGTCTAGGGAAATCGTCTGCGCTTCCAGTAAAAGAAAGCCCTCCCCCTCCACCCTTTTTGAGACCATACATAAAATCGTATGGGCCATCAAAGAACTGCATACAAGTTTCGGCATCCTTACCAAATTCATCCTGCTTAAAATCATAAGCAAGCTGAATTTTTTTCAACCATGCAGTAACTATAGGGGCTAAGAGGGAGTCTTCTTTCATTTATTATTTCGCAACAGCAAATGCGCCTTTTTGTTTTTGTTGTTGTTCAGTTATTCGCATAACCAAAGTCCAAGCTCCAGCTTCTCTGGCTTCAGGTATTTGTGTAGTAGGATCATCTAAATGTCTTACTCCATCCATACACCGAATGGTTACGCTATCTTTTTCAAACACGCTGCAAGCAATAGTTTCTGCTCCAACATGAGTAACAACCGCTGGCCTTGGCGCAGTAGTCCTATCCGCTGCATGATACCAAAGCACCATATCACCAACAAAAATATTAGGCATAACAAACGAGGGCATATCATTCTCCTTGAGCAATTTCTAGGGGCTTCACTGATTTAAGCCATCCGTCAAGATCAAACTTTTCTTCAGGCTCAATAACAGTGTTATAAAGTACCATAATCGCAGCTTCCCACGCAACTAAAGATTTCTCATTTGGCTCACTATTACAAAGTTTTGCGATCTGGGAGGCTAAATCTTTTACCTTGCCATCTGGGTTGTTTAGTGCCCATTCGCCTATTGCTGTCCAAGAATTTTCATCAAGTTCTTCGTTTTTAGGCGAATAATCTAAAAACTGGCAAGCATCTTTAAAGCCTTCTTTGGCAATAGCTCCAATAATCATTGCGGAAGATCCACTCATAATCACACCTTTTCTTTACCGGGGCCAAGATTAATCATGCCCAAGCCCCCGTTTTGCTTGTTCATGCGCCTGACTTTCGCTTTCAAGGCTTTCAACACAGTATCATCTTTTCTTTCCATAGTGTGCCTTTGCACATATTTTAAATTACTCATGGCCATGTATCTAAAACATGCCATAGCATGAACCCTACCTCTATCTTCTGGCTTATCGGTAACATAACCTCTTGGCTCTTTCTTGTATCTGTACCTTTCTATTTCCCACATAAAGTTAGGACATTGCGGAAATACTTTTAATTTAATTGACCCGTCTTCTCTAACTTTTAGAAATGATCTTGCAGCTTCAATACCGCCCTGCACATCATCTGAGCCCCATTGAAAACCGCTGCCAGTAGAAGCAGAATAAACTTTGTATTTACGCAACGCTCTTGAATACTGTTGTTCAACATTTAAACCACTACCAATATCAGATATTCTCCCACCATGCATATCTATTACAAACTTTTCAAACTGCTGACCTACGGATTTTTGAGCCATTCTTTGGCCAAACTGTTCAGCATCACAGTTGTAAATATAAAGCTCATCATATAGATAAATAGTATTCCCAAGCATAGGTGGAGGAATAGCAAAAAACAAAACGCAGCAAACCTGCCTACCGGGGTCAACAACAGCATACCTAGTCCACTCATTAGGTATCTGAAAAAACTCGACTCCATGCATTGCTTTTGAAAACTCTGGAAATACCCTAAGACTATTGATTGCAAACTCGCCAGATATCCTAACTTTCCGTTCGTCTTCTGACATTCCTTCTGCAAATTCTTTTTTCTCTTTGTCACCGATGTGTGGGTTGTCATCCAAAATAATAACAAACTCGTCCACGGTTCTTTCATCTGGGGCATCTGGGTGCTTCTCTCTTTCTGTCAAAGCTCGTTCATGCAATTCAAGAAGTTTTTCCGTTCCAGTTTGAGGAGTAGCAGACCAGAACCCGCAACCTTTTCGATCCAAAATACGAGCACTTAATTCTGGATGCCAATCAGGATCTACAATTTCCTCATCAAGCCAGAATATATCAATATCGCTACCTTGAGGTGGCTTACCTTCTGAAGAGTAAAAGCTTATTTCCCATCCGTTGTTTAGCACAACAAGTTTAGGAATATTCTTGGCCTTGTTTTCCCATGCTATCTTTTTGATTAGCCTTTTAGGAATTAGCGGAGGTGATGGCTTAGTAAGGTGAAACCGATCAAGGTCTGACTTTTCCCAAGGTTTGTAAGTCCTCCATTGTTTGGTTTTTAAATCCCGTATAATTCTAAAAGCACCAGCTCTACCTAGCTTTCTCCACATTACATTACCAATATGATCAAGATTTCTACCTACGCAAAAAGCTCTGCCACCTTCTAGCGGATACTTTAAAAAAGGATCTACACCGCAAACAGCTCTAGACAATTCGACAGCTGCCACTGTAGTTTTACCTGATCGGTTTCCACCACGGACTAATCGGTGAGTGGCTTTAGACGAATGAAATGCTTGCTGGATTCCGGTAGGCTCATAGATCTTAAGAGCTTCCATCTTGCGTCTGGCAGCTTCGCCAAGAAGTTTCTTAAACCTAATACTGTCTCTTTGCCCAAGTTCAGAGTAATCAAAAGTTTCTTTGCTTCTATCTTTAGAAGTTACTTGCTCGACCTTCTGTTCAATCGGTGGGTTTAAATCAAAGTGTTTTTTAACAACAGCATCAAATTGTTTTTTAGCTACTTTAGGTTTTCGGCTTTGATCTAAGAGATGTGCAACGACAATTTTCTGAACAACATCGAGAGCCATGTCTTCTGACAGTTTATTGTCAGTCAGATTCAGCTCATCAATCAGGTTCTTTACTGATTGGAGGGTTAGTATCCCGTCTGGAAAATTCTCCTGCGAGCTCAGACCCGATGTCTTCCACCACCGCAGCGAGTTCATCACTGACTTTTCCAGCTGCGTCAGCTCTCTCTTTGGTTCTTGATCTTCCATCTGACTTCTCCTTGATTTGATTTACAACGCCGTCAATCTCTCTGTCAAGGTCTTCGTCAGTCATAAGACCAGTGTCATCTGGCTTTTCGTCAGACTCAGAAGCAAACTTCCAAACTCTAGTAATGATATCTAATATTCTTTGTCGAACCAGAGATCCTTCACCAGCAGCAATCCATTCTTCAAAAAGCATCTCTGCTAATTTAGAAGGACCACCAACCACCCTTACGAAATTCTCAGCAAGCTCAGAAAGATGCGGTAGCTTCTTTCCGTCTTTCAGGTTACTGCGTAAGTTAGCTTCTGTTTTGTTTGAAGATGGAGGCATTTCTATCCTATGTAAAAAGCAAGGGTGCAACAAAAGCTACACCCTTACTAATCCATTCACTTAGGCATTGCCCAAGTGTCTAAGCGAAGGCTTATCTGCCAATGAAAGCAGTAATATCGCCAGTGCTAGAAGTAGCAGCACCGGAGCAAGCCCTGCCTACTACAAACCCACCGGAAGGAAGGACATTGGTTACAGCTTTGTTAACTAATGCACTGAGTACATCGTTAGCTGCAATCGTTACTGTCCAACCACCAGAAGCGGGTGAAATAAGCGCAGGACCGCCAACAACTACATAGAACAAGTCCCCAACTGGAACACCAGCTGCAGGGAGTTGTTCATCTACTGGGTAACCAACACCACCAGCTGTAACTGTTCCGGTAGCTTTAGTACCGTAGGTTCCAGCAGTAGTGGAAGTGGTAAATCCAGTGATAGTCTTTGGAAGAATAGCAGCAGATCCAGCGTTACGAACTACTCGACACCTGACCTTGTGGCCAGAGCGAGCAATTTTGGTAGAACCAATGGTTGCTGTAACTAAGTCTTCAAATTCAAACTCTTGTCCTTCAAGGTTTGCGCCACCAAGATCGTTAGCGTCAATTGTAGCACCGCCGTAAAAGGTAGTACCACGCTCGAAGGGAGGGTTTTCATTTCTAGCCATTATCAATTTCTCCTAAGTAAAAAAGTTCCTAATGAATGTTAAGTAAGTGCTACAAATTTAGCTTGGTAGCGTGGATTACATCTCATGTTACCGAAGAAGTCGATTGAGAATCTTTCGGTATA